ATTACATAAGGATTATAATTCATATAATCTTTGACAAAATTAGAAACTAATTCTCTTATTATTTGTTGGGCAATATTTACTTTAGAGTTTGAAATATAATTATTTTTGGCATTTATTCTTACTTTAGATAAATTTTTACAAAAATTTTTAATACTTGGATTTTTATTTTTGATGCATTTATTTGAAATTATTTCCATTAAATCATCATCATCTAAACAACTAACTATTGAAGCAAATTGAGAATCAGGGCCATTTTTAATATTTTCTACGATAAATCCAATTGGTAAGGTATTATTATGTATTTCTGATATTGAATTATTATGTATTAAATATTGTTCATAATTATCTCTCATCACAGTTTCTAATATATCATAATATTTGTAATCAATATCATTAACTTCAATTTTACCATCATTTGTTAGAATTTTAAAAAATTTTTTACCTATTCCACTATTGTTTAAATTTTCATATATTTCTTCGCTTTTTGTATGATAAATTTGTTTTATTTTGTTTGATATTTTTTCAATAAAATTTTTAATATTATCACTATACACACGTTCTTTTAAATTTTCTAAATAATTTCTTTTATTATTTAACTGATAATTTTGAGTAGAGATTAAGAAATTTAAATAATTTTTCATTTTTTTTTCTATAATTCGGCGAAGAATCTTCATCTGATAATCCAGATGATCTTCTTTACCAAAATTTCGTAAAATTTTTTTTATATCTTTTTCTGGAATTTTATCTTTATATTTTGTAATTAATGAAGATAAATGTTTATATAATTGTTCTATTGAAATACTATATATATCTTCTTTTTCTACTAAATTAAATTTACTATTTATTTTCTCTATGGCTTTAATTAAATAATTTCTATCTATTTGTTGATTTGGATAATTTAATAATTCTTCAAAATCAACTTCAAATTCTTTTATTAAATAAGGAAGTAGTTCATTATCATCATTTATATTTTTTTTAAGTATTTTAAAATTTTTAATTTTTTCATATTTCATTTCATTTATAAAATCCTCTAACCAAGTTTTATCTTTTTTGTATCTTTTTTGAATACTTTTAATCCATTTAACAAAATCTTCGTCTAATTCTATCTCATTATTTCCACCCCCAGTGTATTCTGTGACAGATGTCACAGATTTTCGTAATCTTTTTCTTATTTTTGAATTAGAATTAATTATATCATCTAAATTTTTATAAATATTACTAATATCAGTAGTAGTTTTTGTTTCGTTTTTTTTTAATTCTTTTAATAAATTACAGATTTCGTCTTTTGTTGTACAATGATTACTCATCTTATATTATAATATAAATATAAATTTAATTAAGTAATTATTCTAAATTTTTTTTTTTCTTGTTTTCTTTAGATACATTACGAGCTAGATTGATATAATGTTTTGGTAAAATTGTATCTAAAGTTGCTTGTGAAATTTTCCTAGAAATTGTTTGTTTATAATCACTTAACCATTTTAAATATCTATTATATATATCATTATTTGAAATTGCTTCTTTAGTTGTAAGTTCGATTGGGATATCTAAATTTGATAATATATCTTCAAAAAATTTTTCTAAGTCAATATCTTCCTCGATTTGTATCTTACTTGGCCATATATCAAAATATTTTTTAAATGGTCCTTTTAACATAATTTCATCATTAGAACAAATTTTTAATTCTTTTTTTGATAATGTCATTTTATAGGTCCTAAATTTATTTAATTGTCCTAAAATTTTACTATATAATTTTCTAACTTCTTGTAAATATATGAACGATAATTTTGATTTTTTTATTAATATAGAATCATTTTTTAATGTATCCATATAAATTTTTTTTCCTTTTATTCCATTAATACTTATATAATGTTTTGATGCATTACTAGATATTTCATTTTTTAATACAGAAGGGATTCTTTCTGTTATCCAATATTTCAAAGATGTTTCTACTTTATGTAGTGTTCTTTTCCAATGTTCCATAATTTGATTATCTCTTTTTATTAAATTTGCAATAGTTTTTATACAATTTGTTTCAAATTGACCTATTGATAATAAGTCTTCTGTAATTATATTCTTTCTATAATTTGAACATTCAAAATTACCATCAATTTCTAATCTAGCATAAATATATTTATCAAAAAGTAAAGTTTCCTTATTATCTAATGATTTACACTTAGATACTGGTTCATATATGTTTACATTTTCTCTATGTTTGAAAATGTAATAACGAAGTTTATATAAGTTATCTCCGTATATATCTACATAATCTTCTAAATCATTATCTTCTGTCCATAAAGGTTTTGAATTTTCTATTCTTTTTGCTTTATTCATTATTAATTTTATAATATAAAGAGATTTTTTTTATATATCTTAAATTTAACTCAAAATAAAAAATATAATATTTTATTATATTATATATACATTATGAATAAAACTTTGATAATATTTGGTTTAGTTATTATAGTTATTGGTATTTTAGTTGCTGTATTAAACATTTCCAAAAAACAAGAATCATTTGATAATATTGAAAATTTTGATTTATTACGAACAATTACAGAAGCTTTTTGGGAAGATGAAAAAAAAGATGAGAAAAAACAAAAGAAAAAAGAACAAAAGACAGAAAGTGCTGCTACAGAAGCTCAAATTCAAACTGAAGGAGTTCTTTCACAAGGATTATCTGTAGAAGCTGCTGTTGAATCAGAAACTGCTAGAAAATTATCCAAAAAAACTTGTATGAAAAGCGTTATAGATTATGCTACTAGTCTTGTAGAACAGGCAAAAATTGCACAAGATAGATCCGCAAGAGCCCTTGAATTTGTTCAGGAAATTCAAAAAAATTTGTAAATATATTTAATATGTAATTTTTTTATAATGTTTTATTATATAATAGAATGACTAAGTTTTTAAATAAAATATTAGATGTAAGTGTTATTATTTTATTATTTGCTATACTTATGATAATTGCTTGTAAATATAATCGTGAAGATTTTGCTGATTTACAAGATTCATCTATTCTTGAAAATTTTGAAACAGAATATTATAAATCAGTTTCTGATTTATCTCAAAAACTTGCTAATGCTAAAAAACAAAATGATGATCTTCAAAAAAAAATAAAATCTATAAATTCATAAAATTTTTGATTCGAATATTGTATTTTTAAAACTAATTAATATAGTTGTAAAAATATATTTAAAATTATTTAATTGTAATTATCTATATAGTTAAAGTATAATGGAAGATTTTTTAAGTGTTGAAAACTATCAATTAATATCAAATTATTTAATTAATTTTTCTCAAAAAAAATTTAATATAAATATTAATGTAAATGATTATGATGAAAAAATATACTTATTAATGGAACAAATTTATGACAAATTTAATCCAAATTTGTCAAAAACAAAAGCTAATATGTTTGTTATTAAAAATATTTTAGATACAATTAAAGAAGATGTTTTTAAATTAAATTTTCAAACAGAAAAACAAATCACTATGAATGAAATGATTCAAAATGAAAATAAAAAAAGTGAAAAAATAAAAAAAAATATTCCCAACCAAATACCAGTTTCTATTAGCGATGATATAAACCAGAAAATTTCTAGACAATTAGAAACTAGACAAATATATAATCATATTAGAATAAAAAATGATATTGATCCACTAAAAATGTATAAAAAATTAAATATTGAAAAACAAAAATTAAATCAACCAATTGATTTGAGTGCTCCAAAACAATATAAAACTGACATTCTTATTAGTAAACCAGAACATTTTGATAAATTACATAAAAAAATTTATGGAGAAGATAAAACACTTGATAATTTTTTTACTATAGATAGTCGTGATAGAAATACAGATATTTTCCCAAATTCAAATAATTATACAATTAATTTAAATGAAATATATACAAATGTAGTGTCAGTTGAACTTATTACAGCAGAAATACCAAAATCAGGATATCTTATAGAATATTACAATAATATTTTACATTTTCAAGAAAAAAATGATCAAGTTGCTAGTTCAACATATTATGAAGCTGAAATTCCTATTGGAAATTATACATCTCAAACTATAGTTAGTGCTCTTCAAAACGCATTAAATACAGCTGGGCAATCAACATATAACGTATCATTTACATCTGATGAAAAAATTAAAATACACAGTGATCTTTCTGGTGGAGATAATATTTTTAATTTAGTATTTAGTAATGGTATAGAAAATTATGGTATTGATTCATTTAGAAATAAATATATTACATACACAATCGGGCGAACTCTAGGATTTGATGCTGTTAGCCTTTCTGGACAAAATAATTATACTTCAAATGATAGAATAACATTTCAAAGTGAAGATTATGTTTTATTAGAAATACCAGAATTAAGTGGTCTAATAGATGGAATTCATTATAATAGTCAGGATGATTTTGCTAAAATTTTATTAGATTCCGATCAAAATAAAACTACTTTTTATAAAAATTTACTAGTTTATCCAATTATTAAAAGATTTCACCCAACAATTGATATATCTAAATTAACTATAAATTTTAAAATATTTGGTAATAATTTTTACGATTTTCATGGCTTAGAACATTCATTAACATTTAAAATACAAACTCTTAAACAAAAAATATATTCTGACATCGATATAGGAAATCAAAATGCAATGATACAACATTTAGAACAAAATTCAATACCAGAACCATCAAAAGAAACTATTATAGTATAATTAATTAATTCATTCGTATATAAAAATGATATAATATTAGATATATTATATAATATAAGTACAATATGTCTGATAAAATATTTAATGTTTTCTTTTCACAAAATAACTATAAAGTACTATTAAGTGTAGTTTATGAACACTTAATGAATGAATATGATTATTCAATTGGTGACGATGAAGAAGAATTATGTGTAAAAATTATGGAACATATTTACAATAATTCTGAACCTAAAAAAAATACAACTTCAGTTATAGATTATGTTAAAGGATTAAATAGAACTACTATAAATGAATTAATAGAAATTATTATAAAAAAAATTCATAATGATATGTCACCTGATAAAAATTCAATTGATATTCCAAAAGAACCATTACGAAATGAAAGAGATAATAAAAATATGCAAATACAACCAAGACAAACCGGATCTTTTGGTAATGTATCTGAACATCCATCTAGACAAAATACACAATTCGCATCTACATCTTTTCCGGGAAGCAATCGTGATATAATAAATAATTTTGAACAAATACAAAAAGAAAGAAATAATGATCAACCATTAAAAGAAATGAAAGGACGAAATCCTCAATTTGAAGACCAATATAGAGAAGATAATACAAAAATATCAGAAGATTATGAGAAAGCACTTTCTGAAAGAAAATATCAAAATAATGAAAATAATTTAGAAACAATTATTGAAGAAAATATAGAAGAATTTGATAAAGTTTTGCCCGGAATGGATGCAGATACACAATATTCAGAATTACCAACCGCTGAACAAAAAATAGCTCTAAATGAACCCCCACAACCTACTAATTTACAAATGCTTATTAAACAACCTGATATATTTAAAAAATATTTAGCAGAAGCAAATAAAGGTCTTACAAAAGAATATTTTGTTGTAATTGATAGTCGTGATAGAAATTATGATTTATTTTCAAGTACATCTCAATATGAAATTGAATTGAATAATGTTTATAAAGATATAGTATCAATTGAATTAATTTCAGCAGAAATTCCACATTCTGGATATATTATTAACGCATCCAATAATGAAATTCATTTTATTGAAACAAATACACAAACTTCTACAAATACATACTATACTGCTACTATACCTCAAGGCAATTATACCGAAAGTGAATTGGCTACTACTATTGGAGAACAAATGACCACTGCCGGTCAATCAACATATACAGTTACAGTCGATACAACTTCCAGAAAAATGTCTATTGCTAGTAATTTAACCGGGGGAGATAATATTTTTTCGCTTATTTTTAGAGGTAATACTGAAAAATATGAAGATAGCACTCGTTATTTATATAAAGAACGAAGTATAGGAAGTATTTTAGGTTTTATTAGAAATGATTTATCAGGGTCAGCAAGCTATACCGGACAAAATCAATATAATATTAATGGGGAGAACTATATTCTATTACATATAGATAATTTATCAAATATGGAAGGTAGAGGATATGGTGTTTCAAATTCTTTTGCTAAAATTACATTAACATCTGATAAAAATAAAACTAGATTTTATAATATGAATGAATATATTACAAAAAAAATTTTTAATCCACCTCTCGGAAAATTAAACCAACTTTTTATTAAATTTAAAAAATATGATGGTGGATTATACGATTTTGGAGGAATTGAACATAGTCTTTTTTTTAAAATTACTACATTAATCCAATCACAAGGATATATGGTATAATTTGTTTCAATTTAAATTAATTAGATGAGTTATTTTTAAATATTTATTTTAAATTTATTTTGAAATAAAAAAATTAATATATATAGGGTGTACAAAATTTGATTAAATTATATATTTAGATATCTTTATATACATATATAATTTAATTTCAGTCATATATTTATTTTTTAAATTTATTATCCCCGTCGTTCATAGACTGATATATTTATCATCACAAATTGATAATATATTATTTAAATTTGTTTTTATTTAATTAATTAATTAATTAATTAAATTTTATTTAACTCAAAATTTTTTTCTTTACATATATTATAACAAACATATAAATATGGGTGGTGGACTTATGCAATTAGTCGCTTATGGCGCACAAGATATTTACCTTACAGGTAACCCTCAAATCACTTTCTTCAAAGTTGTCTACAGAAGACACACAAACTTCTCCGTAGAATCTATTGAACAAACTTTCAATGGATCCCCAGACTTTGGAAAAAAAGTAACAGTAACCGTATCAAGAAATGGTGATCTTATTACCAACTGTTATCTTCAAGCAACTCTCCCAGCAGTAACCGCTGATTCTTCCGGTTTCGCTTGGTCCCCAGAAGTAGGACATGCTCTTATCAAATCCGTAGAAGTAGAAATCGGTGGTCAAAGAGTTGATAAACAATACTCAGACTGGCTATCTATCTGGCAACAACTTACTCAAGAATCAGGAGCAGCAGCAGCATACGCCAACATGATTGGTGATGTCACCGCTAACACAGCAACCACAACTTCCGCAGATAAATCAGCATACACCGTATATGTACCACTTCAATTCTGGTTCAACAGAAACCCAGGTCTTGCTCTCCCACTTATCTCCCTACAATACCACGAAGTTAAATTTAACATTGAATTCGCAGCTCTTGCTGATTGTTCAACTGGTGTATCTACCGCATCCCTAGGAGATACTTCTCTTTTCATCGATTATGTATATCTTGATACTGATGAAAGACGTAGATTCGCACAAACTTCCCACGAATATCTAATTGAACAACTTCAATTCACTGGTGATGAATCTATCACTGGAACCAACAACAAAGTCAAACTTAATTTCAATCATCCAGTCAAATGTCTCGTATGGGCAGTCAAAGCAGCAGCTTCAGCCAACTTCGCATACACTGATATTACCGCAGCTAAATTACAACTTAACGGACACGACCGTTTCGCAGAAAGAGCTGGATCATACTTCAACTGGGTACAACCATACCAATGCTTCGGATCTTCCCCAGCAGCAGGAATTAACGTATACTCATTTGCTCTCAAACCAGCTGAACATCAACCATCTGGTACCGCTAACATGTCCAGAATTGACAACGCTACCCTTAATGTCACAGTTACCGCAACTGATGCCGTCGTAAAAGTATATGCCGTTAATTATAACGTGCTTAGAATTATGTCGGGAATGGGAGGCTTAGCTTACAGCAATTAAGCAGTCTTTTCTACGAGTATCTCTCGGACACTTATTTCAAATTTACTATTCGGTCTTATTATTTGAATTTTCTCATGAATTCATATAATTAATCCTCTTCTTCGGTTATGTGTAGATATGGGGTAATTTAAGTAATTAGATTACACTTATCTCTCTCTCACTCACACTCTCACACTAGGTAAGTTATCTATATTGTTATAAATTCATAATGTAATCGTACATATTGTTTTTATCGCGCTTAAATATAGATTTAGTATTCTTTTATCGTTTTTTAATAAACCATTTAGGTGGCTTATTAAAAAATTTTTTACGTTATGTGCTAAAAATTTTAGTATTATGTCAGGTATGGGCGGTTCTAAACGTTTTTTTCTGGGTGGCTTGGTAGTAGG